AATATCAAAGTATCTATAACTTTTCCCTTTGGTTTAAATTCTGGGTAAATATGTTTGATCGCTGGGATGTCATATTGAATTATGTTGTGTCCTATTAATATTTCAGCCTCTTCTAGTATCTTTAGCCAATCCTTTTTGTATAGCTTGATCTGACTACTATCACTAATTGCACAGCAATGTATCTTAGTAATATCTTCAATCTTCAAACCGTTCGTTTCTATGTCGAACAGTATCGTTGAAGTAGGTAGTGAGTTTGTTTCTGGTGCAATAGTTGGTAAGGGCTTTAAGTGTGTCCTTTCCAACTGAGTGGACGAAATCATTTGCTTTAAAGTAACTTTGTAAAGGACGTTTTGCTTTCTCAGAAGCAGCGAAAACGGAGTACTTTGTAGTATTAATACGAGTTATATATACATCAAAAGTCGGATTCAGTAAAACCATTAGCTTTTACAAAGTTGGTGTTATCTTCAAGCGCCATCATTCTACCTGAATCCATATATTTTACCTTACCTGCTTGGCCTACCCATCCTGAAAATCTATTTTTGAGTACCCGCACTGTTGTTCCATCAGAGTCTGCGTCTTGTTGATCCCTTTCCAAGCCAATGACAATGTCGCTAAGGCAAGCGATACTTGAACTACCCCTAAGACTAGAGAGAGATGTTTGCTGCCCATCTTCATAACCTCTATTTCCTTGTGGCCTTCTTAGGTGACTGACCAATATTAGCCCAGCTCCAGTCTCTTCTACGAGAGATCTGAGTTTTGTCATCGTCCTATCGATTGCCTTGACTTCATTACTTTCATCTGAACCTGATACCAAGATCGATAGATGATCGAAAATAACCCAATCACAACCCAAGCTGACAATACAGTACCTGACCCTATTAAGAAGTACATCACAGTCAAGGGAGCCAAAATGATCGTAGAGCCAAAGCCTCCCCGTACCCAAGGTTTCCTTGAATGCTTGTTCGATTTGTTCATCGGTAATGTCTCCTTTATTAATGTGAATTGGATGATTGAGATTGATTCCTATAAACCTTCTTGCAGTTCTGCGTAGATTCTCCTCTAGTGAGATAACCCCAATGGTTTGATTCTGCCGTACTAATAAGTCATAGGCGATTTCATTTACAAAAGTTGACTTACCAACCCCTGTACCTGCAGTCACAGTCAGGAGTTCTGATTTTCGTAGACCCTGGAGCTTGTCATTAAGGAACTCATACGGATACTCTGCACTGTCTACATTTGGATCTTCTAATATCTCCTCTAGTAATTTAGAGGCGTTGACTATACCATCAGGTTCATATTCTTTAGCATCCCAAACCATTCTTGTAATAGCTTGGAAGTCTCCTGCCATTAATGCTTCATTAGCATCCTTATAAGATTGAATAGCACCTATCTTTCCTTTACGTGGTGGAAGTAGTTGTATATCTCTCTGAACTGCTTTCTGTCCAGCCTCATCATTGTCATAACACAGTATGACTTCCTCCCATTTAAGTAACCAAGGTAACTGAGCTTTAATTATCTTATGTCCAGACTCAGCACCATTAGGCAATGAGACACAAGCCCATGACTTCCTTACAGCATGGTATGAAAGACAGTCATACTCACCCTCAAATATCACCAACAACTTACCACCATTACCCCACTTCTCTTGACCTAAGAAAGTACTATCATCATTTGATCCATGCATGATGAATTGTTTATTCTTCTTCCTTATCTTGTAACCAGTTAAGCGTCTCTGATTGTCATAGATAGGCCAGAAGTAAGCTGAATCACCACCATGAATACCTTTTAAATAATCAAAAAACTTAGTACTCTCTATTGGGATACTTCTTCCTTTGATTGCTACAGCTTCACCAATAATAGGTTCGATCTCTTGAGTAGTTGATTTCATTTGAGGTAAAGGATGAGAATTGTTTGAATAAACTTGGTAGTTGCAACCTGGAGTGAAGCACTTCTGACTGCCATCTTCCCAAATAGCTAAGTTATTCTTTGATCCACACTTGGGGCATGGAGAATGAATTACTGACATTAAAAAACCTCCAAGATGGGGATCAATCCTTGGAGGCTTTAAAGGTATCCTTTACCAACTGAACTATATCGCAGTCCAGCGTCTAGGCAAGTGTGGTCCTTTGCACCAAGGAATGTTGTACTTATCACACCACTGGGCATAAGTCATCTTTGCTGTACGACTTAGTTTTTGGTGTGGATTCTGGAAACACATTCTGATATCTACATCAGGGTGTTGCTCCTTAAAGACTTTGATAAGTCTTCTGTCGTCTGCGTCAAAGTAGCCCTTAATCTCTACGACTATACCGTTAGCTAACACTATATCTGGTGTGTAGCGTCTTGGGATTACTACGTCATACTTGTGTTTCTCGTATTCGTAAGCAATCCCATCAGCAGTGAGACTCTTAGCTACCTCTGACTCAAACCCCGAACGAAAGCCATCTCTTGTACGTCTACCGTACTTGTGGAATCTTCGGGAGGTCATAGGAGTTAGAAGTCTTCGTCTTCGTCAGCTACAGTAGCAGGTTCTTTAACAGCAGGTTTACTTTGCTTAAAACCTTTAAGCTTCCTAAACGAAGTGCTTACATCGAAAACACCATCGTCCCTACCCTCTGTAGTTACAGCTTCAACAACTTGCATACCTTGTGGTACTAGCCTCATGCCACCCTTAGATGCTTTAGGAGAAATGAACTTAGGCTTTACTTGACATATAACGCTAGTCCCTTCTCTAAGATAAATATCTTCTGAGATAGGTTCTAAATCACTGTCTACCACAGGGAAAGGAAACTCCTCATATGCTGGCTTGGCACATACTTTAACAATCAATGAACCATCTTCCTCAGTAGAAAATGGAGCATCAAAGAAAGCATTACCACCTCCTTGGTTTCTATACCAGTCACATGATCTCTCATAAGCTTCAGTTAAATCTTCTAATAAGCTTGCTACTTCATTCTCTCCAGTAACTTTAATCTTTAACCTATAGTCAGTAGGAGCATTTTGATATGTTGGTGGTTTTACATGATGAGGTATAAAACCTGTAAAAGTACCGCAAACTGGAATCATTTGAATTGATTTGTAAAGGACATACAGAACGTACAAACAAGAACGTCCTCTAGGCAACCCTTAATGTGACACTTACTAATGTGTCATATTTAAACTACTTATTATGATTACTCTTAATTAAACTTAAAACTAAGTTTGTTGATTTGTTCTTTAAGTAACAACCGTAGTACTAGCTAAGTACTATCACTTATACTATGCCTATACTTTTATTACTATTTATGAAGTTCGCAATCGCTCTAGCTGCATTACCTCTAATGGCTACAGCTCCTGCCCTTGCTGGTGGTCTTTATACAAACGTAGAATCCAACGCATCATACAGTGGCTCTGACTTTACAACTAGAACAACCGACGTTCACTTGGGCTATGAAAATTCAGCAGGATCTCTTGACTACTACATCCAAGGTGGACCAGCCTTTGTTGCTGCTGATGCTGCTGACTCTGATACTCAGTTCAGTGGCAAGCTAGGAGCCTCTGTAGCAGCCACAGAGAAGCTTGATGTATATGGTGAGGTATCTCTCCTAACTGCTGAGACAACAGACAACAGCTACGGTACAAAGATCGGAGCTAAGTACAAGTTCTAACCATGAATGACACTCAAGTTATTCAAAAGGAACCACAAGTAAGAGCCATAGAAGCTAATTCTCTTAATGAAGAAGCTGAACTATTAAATGGCAGACTTGCTATGATTGGTGTAGTGGCCGCTTTAGGAAGCTACATAGTCACTGGTCAATTGATCCCTAACATTTGGTAGTATTCCTACGTCCGTTTACCTCTTAACTGAGGCGCAGGTAGTCACAGCATGAAACGGGGCTGTGGTAACAGGAACCTACTCATGGTAAAACTAACTTACCGTGGCGTCACATACTACAGACGCTAACTAACCCAAACAAAAGCTCTCTTTATGAGGGCTTTTTTAAATGCATATGATGATGACGTTCATGCTCACTATCTTTCCAGTCGTTAATGAGCCTAGATTTGGCATTTTCTTCTTCCTCTTTTGTCCAGTTATTCTTCTTTGCTATGCGGTCTATCTGTCTAAGTTCACTAAGTAAGCTATCCACTTCTGACTCCTTCGTTACCGCCTCTCTTATCACTGTCTGGAGGTTGCTGCTGGACATCGTATAATGAATGTCGTTTACCGTCTGGTCCTACATAATAACATCCATTATCACGGATCTTTCTGTAATCTTCTTGTAATAGATCTCCAAATGCGTGGACTAATTGTTGGCATGTTCCTGCTTCCAGTACTGATTTATGTAAGTCTCTCTGAGCTTCTGCTACTGCCGCTACCCTCTCAGCACCCTCAAGACCCCAAAGCACTTCGTGTTCTTCATCCCCCTCATGGTCCAAGAACTCCATAGCTATCTCTGCCCTATCCTCTAGTATTCTCATACGACCTAGGAGCAGTGGTAGGTAGTCACTAGCCATCTTCCTGAGTGGTGCGTAGAATCTGTCTCTTGTTGTTAATGTAGACTGTGTCATTTGACCTTTAATGTCTCTTATAGTTTAAAGCATACTAAATCTGTTGGGCGCTTGGACTACTAACACGATTT